CGTTGACTAGAGGGGCAATGAGTTTCATTAAAGATTTCCCTCTTACTTTGCCCGGTCTTCTGATTAGCGGGCCGCCTACGAAAGGGATCTTACCTGTTCGGGTGATCTTCCTTAGAGGTTTCCCGGCTAATAGAGTCATGGTATAGGGTTCCATTATGAAGCGAAACTTCTCTGTCTTCTTGCCCTTTTTGAAAGTCCCATACCATTCTAGTAAGTCAATAGGGAATACTCTTGGATTGAGATCTTTGGTATCTTTAGTCCCTAGTTGTTCGTCTTTTACTTTCTTGAGTCCGCCACTCTTTTCTATCCTTGCTGACTTGATTTTGTTCAGGAACATGTCAACATCGTCATCGGGGATGTTCTTGAATATCTTTCTCTCGGCTCTGTCTGTGAATTTATCACTATCTATATGCAGAACATGGATTAAGAAGCTCTGCTCTTGTAGGTTCTTCCCATAGTCGGGGATTACAATATCATCGACATCGGCTATGTTCTCAAGGACACCTTTCTCAAATCTCTCTTTTACTGTCTTTATTTCGTATTTCTTAAACTTCTTATTCTTATCTTGGACAGGGATTCGCTTGTCAACCCATTCATACCAGACTTTCCAATAGACTTTAAATACTGAAAAACCTAGACATATCTTATTATGGATGTAATCATCTACCTCAGGATAGACGTTACCTTCGTTCTTACTTACCGCCCATTCAGCGAATTTCTTAATATTGTCTCTGTTCTCAAAATCATTCTCCTCTACTGCTACCCAGTGCATCCTTGAAGGATTCCACGAAGTAGCTAAGAGAGTAGCTTGATAGGAGTCGGCAGTTGACGGGGCTATTCCTAGGTTTCTGTCAGCCATGTCCGGTTCTTTGGAGAGGTCTTCTAGGATTGAAGGTTTCTCGGCCTCATATTGTTGAATGTCCTTCTTCTTCTGGGCTAGCCAGTCTGTGGCTGCATCTGTACCTACTCGGTAGTCATCTTCTATCATAGAGCAGATGTCTTTCTGCATCTTAGGGGAGTAGGCGTCTGATTCTAATTCAGGCTCTACGCGAGGTATTTTCTTCTCATCTGGACTTATGGGGTTTTTTTTATCTTTCATTAGTTATTTCTCCCAAACGCTCCTCTATTCTTCCCGGGTATTATGATTTTCTTACCTTTGAGAGCATTTGCTCTCTTCTCTATTGCCATGATTCTAAGGACTTCGTCTATTTGGAACTGTAATTCAGCTTTAGCATATTGTAATTCAGACCTTTTAGCTTCTCCGATGTAATGAGCTATCCCGCTAGGAGTGCGTTTTACTGCTACTACTATCTCACTTAATGGGATGAATTGGTCAGGGTTAGCCTCAAAGGCTGCTTTCTTGTCTGCAAGTAATTGTTCTGGTGTCTTTTCTGGTGCTTGTTCGCTTGGGCTCATTTAACCTCCTCATAAGTAATTGTGAATATATCTGGTTTGCAAGGGTAAAATTCTCCCTTGACACCCTTAATTATGAAATCTCCCTTAAGTGCCGTATGTCCACCTTCAAGAGTTTTTACCCATAAATCACTTCCCTGTTGGTGAGTAGAGCCATTAGTAAATAATGCTATTTCTCCAAAATTGTCTCCTGTCCATTCAATCGCCTCAATCACTACTGGCTTCTTACGATACTTTCTTATCATCTTCCTCCTTAATATAATTTCGGTACATTAGGATTAAACGTGCTTCCTGTTACGTATTTTGGATTGTGCATTGCCAAATATCTAGTTACATCGCTAAAATCCTTATACTTCTCTTTTGGTCTCACTTTATCTTTCACATCTCCGTCTGAGGTCATTATGTCGCCTCTTGCATATCTTGATAAATGCCTGATTGTGTTAGTACAGTTCTCGGTTATTAAAATCTTAGGTTGAACAACTATTTCGTCGTCCTTCTTCTCCCAGTATAGGAGTTCTCTGACCTTTAAATGCCCTGCTTCGAGTGCGTCAATTCCGTCTACGAACCTTAATCCACGCTTCAGAAGCTCTTTCTTGGGTGTTGTGCTTGATTGTCCGCCTTGTCTCTCGGCTAATTGGACTGTCTTATTCCCGAAGTTAGGGTCAATAATTCTCTTATGTATCGGTTTCCTGAATATCTGTCTCAGTCCTTCTTCCTTCTCTTTAATGATCTTAGCATACTCAGTGTAGGTTTTATCATCTGTGAACATCTCGTTGAAGTTCCTTTCAGGATATTCATCTACGATATATATTGTTCCGGTGATACTTACCGCGGCCCAAATCATCGCCCAGGGTTTCCTATCATGAGGATCTAAGACTCCGTAGAGTGTAACTTTGTTGAATGGTACATCCTCGAAGGGGATTACATGAATACCTTTGTTGAACTTCATGTATATCTTCCCGGATAAATTGATTGGCATTCCGTAGATACGAGACTTGATTTCGTCTTTAGTCATTAGTTTAGTCTCTGTGATGACCCTTTTTTGGTTAAGATAAGGATTCTCAGTAGTCCACAAGAAGTAAAATCTATTTTCATTCTTCTCGGCTATCTTTGGTAAAGTCTCGTCAACCAAAGGTGCATATTGAGACTCAACCACATCATAACCCTCAAAAACATCTTGGATCATATCTGTTACGCCTTTGAGTGATGTCATGGTGAATATCATCTCACCGTCCCTATCAACCAACCTCATCCGTGATTCTTTAAAAATATCATAGGTACATTCCTCATCAAACCAAATACCATCCAAATCCTCCCCTTGGAAAGATTCTCTTTGTTGGTCATAACTTTTGAATATCACTATTGACCCATTCTTAAACAGTAGTTTTCTATTAGTAAACCCTAGAATCTCACTAAAGTTGCCATATTTTATCTCAAGCTTAGGTAACAATTCCCAAATCTTCCTTTGTTGAATATTGACAGAATCAGAGAAACTATCTGCTACTGCCCACCACCGTTGTTTTGGTTTAGCCAAACACTTGCTGATGATATAAGCTGCCCCAGCTTGAGTCTTTCCCGCGCGATTACCTCCGTAGAGAGATTTAGTCTTAGATAAATCTTTACTAAACTTTTTTTGCTGTTCCAAATTTTCAAAGAACGCTAGAGGATTGACTTTATTACGATATTCGTATTCCTCTTTAACTATCTCTTTTACTGTTTTCATTCACCTTGCTTTTTCTTTTTTACTGTATCAAGCAATTCTACCAATACGTCATTAGGAATATCTTTTAATTCAGGGTATAAATAGTCTTTAAAAGTATGCTCTAGTTCCTGTTTATCCCTCCATTCTCTAGGCTTTCTATTCTTCAGCCAAAATATAGCCGAAGTAGCATCAGGAGGATAATGTTTTATTATCGGAGTCTTTTTAATCTTTCCTAAATAATTAGTGATATGGATTTCAGGATGAGAATACCCGCACGCTCTTTGATATAATGAAGCCTCTACTCTAGAATCCGCAAGTAACTTACCACTCTTTAAGGACTCAAAAAACTCTGGGTAATCTATTTTCCAATTGTTTATAGTAGTCTCAGTAACACCTAATATCTTAGCAAGTTGTTTGTCTGTATAACCTTCTGATGTGTAATGCTTCACTAGTTTTAGGTTTACACTTTCTATTTTGCTGGGTCTTCCACCTTTATTTTTCAGCTTCTCCCCCTTTTTCTCTTCATATTTTCTGAAAACTCTATCATTCTAGTGTTCTCTAAAGTATAATTTCCGTCTGGGTCGATTCTATCTATGCTAGGTCTTTCTAATAAATATGCTTTGTCTCTAAACCATATGGACTTAATATCTTCTGCTCCTAAAAAGCATTTTATCCCTTTCTTATAATAATGATGACTCTTGGCAAAACACCGTGAAGTCATACAGATAAACATTTTATACCAAGGCTCTGCTTCTATCTTTTTTCTTCTTGATTCTGTATAAGATAATTTCCATTTCTCAGGGTTCTCCTTTCTCCATTTTTCCCTGTAAGCCCTCATTTTTAAAGGGTCTCTTATCCTCTTCTTAGGTCTTTCTTTAACTTCTACCATCTATATATCTCTGCCTTTATCCTTCATATTCTCCTTAGATCGTGTAATACGAGTGCTGCGAAGATTAGTAATAGTAGTAATGATGTGTCCATTTTACTTAAACATACAATGATTGTAAGCAACCTATTGTTATCCCTAGTGCGAGGTAGCTTATGATTGTGATTGTTGTTTTCATCTTGACTTAAGTATTAAAATCCATATACATTTCCCTTACAACAGCTTCTTTTTTATCTCTTTGTGTTACTCCGATAGATGATATTTTGTCTTTAGGTGGCAAGTTGATTATATCTGTCGCCTTGGTCTCTATTGTTAATCCTCTCTTGGTTGTTATTGAGATTACTATATCTTGTTTACTCATCTTCCCTCTTGTGGTTCAGATTGTCTCCTGCCTACATCGCCATAATTTATCCAATTGATAGCTTCACAACCTTGTAAGATAATTAGTAATAAGATTAAAAATAAGTATTTCATAATGAATACTTGGGGCAAAAGATTTGCGGTCTCTGCCCCGAACCGTCTCACTTTCGGCCAAGGTATTTTTGAACAAGTCCTACCTTAAACCTTCGGGTATGGGTATTTCACCTAAGTGAGAAATCTTCCAACGTTAAAAGAACAAGTCGGTGACTTGGCGATATCCAATTCTAACCGACAACATTGTATAAATACAAGTCGGTGGCAGTTAACTTAAATTCGGTATTTTTATTAACCACGAGTGATTACGTCTTAGAACGCTTCCTAGTATAGTTTCTAAGGGTTCTCAGGCTACCACGCCACACCGACATTTGCGATAAAGGATTTCTCCTCCGCGTGAATTTAAAAGAACTATAAGACTGACCGCTACTGCCGGAACTGTTAAATCTTTTGTGTTGTTTTCCGTTGACGGTCATTATATTAAAACGAGTTTATCTTTGAAAGTTTGTAATTTATAATTAGCTACTATTTTATATTCTTCAAGGTGAAAACCAAATTCAGAATTAAACTCTGAACAAAATTTGCAAAGTCTATTATGTACACCCTCACTTTCAAAAAGAGTAGAACACTTTAAACATTTGCATTTCATTATCCTCTCCCATTATCATTATTGCATAATACTTATCTTTTGTCAATAGGTATATCTAAGGGGGATATGGACTTATAAACTTGAAAATAATTAAAAATAAATGCTTGACATTGAAAATGATGAGAGTATAATTCTAAGTATGGTAGGATATATTAAACTTAATTTTTTAAACAAAAACAAAATAGGGAAGGGAGTCAGAGTAGTTAAGTCCTACCAAGGGTTTGATGTGTCCTACCAGACGGCTCTGCTTTCTTCCCTTTTTATATTAGGAGAGTGCAATGCGTAAATCAGTAAGAGATAGGATTCTCAAAAAATGCAAAAATAAGTGCATGAATTGTGGAGCAACAGAAAATTTAGAAGTTGATCATATTATACCCTTATGTTCTGGTGGAAAGCACGATGAAGACAATATGCAAATTCTATGTAAAAAATGTAACTGTAAGAAAGGGAAGAAACCACTAATAAAAGACTTTGATAAATATTTCAAACGTGGCGATGGGGATAATTATGTGTTTATAAGTAGGAAATTCCCTTTAAAACAAATGGTAAATGGACTTTTCGATAGAATATTGGAAAGACAATTCACCAAATATTGCCAATTAGGAGATTAAAATGAAATACATTCACATCAAGAATCTAGACAAGTTCAACCCGGGCTATACAGATCGTAAACATATCTGGGCGAAAATATATTGGGATATATTCCTAGACGAGAACTTCCAAGAACTAAGTGAGATTGACCGATATAGGCTCATTAGCTTGATAGTAGCGGAAGTATATAGAGGTAAACCTATGCCATTGACACCCCAAAACCTCACTTTAATGGGCTGGGATACCAAGAAACGCTCTATCTCATTGACACTACAAATGTTACATACATTTACGAGTGATGGGTACGACGCTCCAAATCCTGTGTTACCTAGAGTAGAGAAGAATAGAGTAGAGAAGAGAGAGTCTGTGTTCTCCCCTCCTTCACTTAGAGACATAGAGAAGTATATAAAGGAGAAGAACTACACCATAAATGCTCAAACCTTCTATGACTACTTCACCGAGTCAGGCTGGGTTGACTCCAAGGGGAAAAAGGTAAAGAATTGGAAACAGAAAGTTATAACTTGGGATAGCCATACCGAGAAAGACCCAAAGGAGGCTAAGAAAGAATGGATATAAGTAAAATAGTCCACCCCAGCGATGTATTTAAAAAGCACTATGAAACTATCTTCGGAAGACACAACAAGCCCCAAGATTTACCAATAGACTTTCTACCGGACTTGAATAGAAAGATATGGGGATTACAGAAGAAGAAACTGGTAATTGTTGGCGGTAGACCTTCTATGGGCAAAAGCTCATTTTTGCTGCAATTAGCTCTTTCTTTCGCTAAACAAGGCAAAACAGTGTATTTCTTTAGCTTTGAAATGAGCAAAGAAGTCTGTGTAGAGAGAATGTTCAGCTCAGAGTGCGAGATAGACAACTGGCTGTTAAGGACTGGAGATATAGTCAATATAGCGGATAACCCGGAATATAATATTAAACTGACGAATTTCTATAAAACATTAGATGATATGAAATTTATGCTTGTAGAGACGATCGGCCGGAACTTACCACAACTCAACGAAATACTCAAAATGTTCCCTCACAAGCCTGACGCTGTCTTTATAGACTATGGGAATATGGTTGAGACCGAGAAGTCGAAGACCAGAAAAGAGAGCCTTGATGAATATATCAAAGGACTCCGGGCATTGGCTATCCATAACGACTTCTGTGCGATTATGGCTGCTCAGATAAACAGGAAAACTCACGAAAGCGGTAAAATCCGAGAGCCTAAAATATGGGAACTCAAAGAAACCGGGGAGCTTGAACAGGTATCAGATATGGTTTTCCTACTTCATTGGCAATATTACTACGAGAGAGACCCCGGCACAAAAAACGACTATATAATAAACATAGCTAAGAATAGAGACGGAAGGACAGCCCAGAAGAAGATTTTGTTTTTCCCTGAGTATTCTAAATTTAAGGAGGTTGAGAATGATAACACTGAAAATGATAGAAGAAGCTACTAACGAGGTAAGCGAACGGAGCAAGAAAGAAAGGCTAAATTACTACAAAAAACTTATCTCAGAAATGCTTGATTTTGCTATTAAAGAATTAGACAGATTAAAAGACGAAAGACAATTCTTCATTGAATACTACAAGAAAGATTTTATGGTTTTGGAAATACGGAAAGCAGTCAATGAACTCTTGGCAGACATAAATGAAACAAGCTACTCTTGTTTAAAAGAGATAAATCATTATAGAGAGCTAAAGGAGATACTGGGTAAGTATAATATCTAAGGCGTTGAAGAAGGAGGCATAAAATGTCCGAAGAAACAATCACACTCGTAGACTTCACGATAACGAAACTTCACTGTAATGAAAATGGCATTACTGTTAAGAGGGAGCGAATAAGCAATATTAACGGAAAGTTGGACGAGAAGAGAGAGGAGATTAAGAAAATATTAAAATGAAGAAAATCCAAGACATAAACGAATGGGGCGAAGCAAGGAAATTCCCCCGACTACTGACACTTTCACTCTCCTGTAAGTCAGGTGCAGAGGCTAACAGATATAAAGAACTTCTTATAAAAGAACTTGGGATATTAGAATTTTTTAAAGAGTATGGATTTACCAGAAACGATTATAAATTCAAAGTGGTGAAGGTTGAGGATAAAAAGCAAGGAAAAAAGATGGTTTATAAGGTCAATAAAGGCAAGGGGTTGTGAGAGGGTTAAAACTTTATATTGACAAGTCGTCGTCTTTTTGGTAATATTGGTACAAGGAGGGTAAGTAATGGAACAAGAAAAAAGAAGAGTAACTTTTAATTCAAAAGAAAGAAGAATGTTAAAGGAGTTGATAAGCAAGTATAAACTTTCTGAAACAGAATTAGCAACCAAATTTCAAGTAGACCAAAGAACAATTCAAAGATGGCTCAACGGTGATAGCGTTCCCTTCTATACAACGAGAAAGTATATCTCTCAAATTTATAATGGATATAAAGCAAGGGGGCAAAATGAAAATAGAAATTAGAAATAGGTTCGATAACAAAATTATTCTCTCTGGTAAATATGCGAGTATAAAAGAGTGTTTAGAGAAGAATAGGGGTGCTAACCTTGAG